GATTCGGCCCAAACCCATAACTGGGACCGGAGGATCTAACCGTGGCTAGTGGCCTTTTCTGTCTGCCAATGGAATACAACCTGGAGCAGACAGCTAACTTTAATATCGATTTTAATGATACGACTGCTGACCGTTTCAAATGCATGTTGACGACCAGCTCGTGGACACCGAACTACAGCACCCATTCGATTAAGTCTGATGTGACTAACGAGGTGTCTGGTACCGGGTATAGCGCTGGTGGGGAGTCGTTGACTTCTATCACGTTCGCTACGAGTGGGGGAACGATTACTTGGGACGCAGCGGATGTCGAGTGGACTGGGAGCACGATTACTGGTGCCCGTTACGCCGCTATTTATGATGATTCGTTGACTAATGATCCTCTGATTTGTGCTATTGACTTCGGTGGAGATTTCTCTACCACATCTGGTACGTTCAAAATTACTTGGAATGCAAGCGGAATCTTTACGCTTGACCTCACCCCGTAGGAGTAAATAATGGCGATCCCCACCTCGGGTTATCCCACCACCCTTGACGACACGAATGCGACACCTGGCGCTGGAGTTGAGTTTCCTCAGCCGGGTTCGTCAACGGATTTGGATGCAACGAACGTCGAGCATGATTTGTTGCACACGAATCTTTCGTTGGCAATCGTGGCGTTACAAACAAAGCTGGGGATTACTGACTCTAACGCTGCGGCGGATAAGGTCCTTGTAGGGTCTGGTGCTTCGACTACTGCGTGGACTTCCACACTTCCCACTGTCGGTTTCGGCACGGACGGCTCAGGGGTAGACGTAACTTGGTATTCCGATACCGCAGGCGACACGATGCTGTGGGATACCAGCGAAGAGAAACTGGTTATCACTGGTACTAACGGCCAGAATGCTTTAGAGGTTGCGGATGGTGACGTTGAGATAACGGACCAACTCACAGTCTCCGGTGGGCTGGTTGCACCACTCCAAATTAATGCTCAGACCGGTACGACGTACACGTTCGTTATCGGTGATGCTGGGAAACTGGTTACTTCTTCTAACGGTTCGGCTCAGACAGTTACGGTGCCTCCTAATTCGTCGGTAGCGTTTGCTGTTGGCACTCAGATCATTGTTCAAAACATTGGGTCGGCTAACGCAACATTGGCTCAGGGGTCTGGTGTCACCATTCAATCTAAGGATTCTAATAAGGAGATTGACGGTCAGTACGCTGCGGCGACGCTGATTAAAACGGCAACTGACACTTGGTCGCTTATTGGTGCTCTGGCGTAATGCCCGTACGTCCAGTCGATCATGGCATTGTTTCTGCTTCTGGTGCTGGTGGTGCTGTAGTTCTTTCTGGGGGTACAGCGTTCACTTATGGTGGCGCAGATTTTATGAAGTTCACGGCTTCTGGCACGTTGACGGTCGCCGGTTCCGGCCTTGTCGACTATGTGGTAGTTGGCGGTGGCGGTGCTGGCGGCTATAACGCCAACTACAGCAACGGCTCTGGCGGTGGTGGCGGTGGCGGCGGCATTGCCTGGGGCAGCAACTACCAACTCGATGCGGGCGTAAAAACGACTTTCGCCATCACGGTCGGTGCTGGCGGTGCAGGCAACGAACTCGCCCAAGGCGGGAACGGTGGAAACTCAAAGATCGCTGGTTGGGGCGGAGCGAACGGATCTAGCAATTTCGATTGGGCTGGTGGCAGTAGTTACGCCACGACACTTGATGATCTCGGTGTCGGCGGCGGCGGCGGTGGCGGTAAAGGCGACTGGGCGGTCACTAACTCCGGCAATGTCGGCATCTTTGCGAGTGCGGTTGCAGGCAACAGCGACGACTGGGGAAGTGGCGGTTCAGGTGGCGGCGGTGGCGGCTGGGACGGCTACTCCGGTGGTGCCGGTAACTACGGTGGCAACTCGTGGGTCAACAACGCCAACGACGAGGACATCAACACCATTACGAACGAAAACAATGACAGTAGTGTCGGCACCCATTACGTCAGCGGACGCAACGGCCCACCATCAAATGGCGGCACGCAAGGCAACGCAGCACGCACCACTCTCGACGGGACAGTAGCGTCAACGACCTTCCCAACTCTTCAAAGCAACACCGGCGACTTAAGTTCAACTAACCGTGGCTGGGAATGGCATGACGGTGTTCGTTACGGGGCACCAGGCGCAGGTGGCCGAGGTAACTGGTACAACTCCGCTGATGGCGGCGGTCGTGGTGACAACCAGGGTGGCCCTTTAGACGCTTTAGACAACCAAGGCGGTGGCGGTGCTGGCGCAGGTGCCCAACCGGGCGGCGAAGGTGGCAGCGGAATAGTGATTTTTAGGATCGTGCCAGCATGAAAATCTTCATCCACATAGACGACACCAACACCGTGACCGAGCGTGCAGTATTCGACGACAACAACACCCCCGAAGATTTAGGGTGGTCTGGTTGGGTGGAAAGAAACGCATCACCGGGCGACACCTATGTCCCCGAAGCGGATCTGTTCTACAGCCCCAGCCCACACACCGGATGGGTCATCGACGATGACTACGAATGGCAGCCCCCGGCAGACAAACCGTACCCGGAAGGATTTGGGGAACCTCCTTGCACGATGGCTTGGGATGACGACTTAGGCGATTGGGACGAGAAATCCCCTCTCTCTGAACCATGAACATTGTCGATGCCCCCGGCAAAATCACTGCCGGACGGCCACTCAAACCATTCGGAATAGTCGTACACCACACCGCCTCCAACCGCAACGCCGACCCCGACAACGTAGTCGCAATGTGTGTGCGTGGCGTCAACAAAGTACCTGGTCCTCTCTACAACTATTTGATTAAACGTGACGGCACGGTTATGAAACTCACGGCTGGCAACATTAAAGCCAACCACGCAGGTCGAGGCTTACAGTCCGTGCTGACTCGAATGCAGAAACATCTTCCCGTGGCAGGTAAGGCAACAAGCGCAGGGAAGATCAGCGCGAACTCACGGTTTATTGGGGTGTCAATTATTAACGATGGTTTGGGTGAAGATGTGCCCGAAGCTCAGATGGACGCATTGATTGATCTGTGTGCTTTTCTGTGCGACGGACATAAATGGAACCCCGACTCCACCGTGATAGGTCACAAGGAATGGACTTCTAGGAAAGTCGATCCCTTGTTTTCGATGCCTGAGCTGCGGGTAATGATTAGCCGCCGCATGATTACGTCTGTCCCCACAATGGTTTTACCGAAAGAACCTGACGACGGCATGGTGCCGTTCCCTGGGACACTTCGGAAAGGGTCACGTTCGGTTGCTGTAAAGTTTATGCAGGAACGCATAGGTGCATCAGCGGATGGTATTTTTGGACGAAACACGAAAGCTAAATTAGTGGCGTGGCAGAGGGCCAACTCCCTTCGCGCCGATGGAATATGCGGTCCCCAAACGTGGGCTCGCCTTCAACTTAAAAGGAACGACATTGTTCAACCAGCGTTTTATTAAAGACTCTTTAGAGCGTGGAGTATCCACGTTCGCTCAAGCCTGGGCTGCCGCTATGGCTGTCCCCGGACCTGACTGGGGTGACTCCTTAAAGATTGCGGGGGTCGCTGCCCTTATTTGTATCGCCAAGGCTGTAGCTGCTACGCGGGTAGGGGACTCCGAATCGGCATCACTTAGCGGTTAGGGAGATGGGTTGTGGCAACGCAATATCGTCAATCAGGAGTTGTATATAGGGCATCGGGCGTGGCGTATGCGACGCCTACAACTATTACCCCTGCCACCATTGCGGCCACAGCAACCATCCCTGTCGATTTCGAGTTCGAGTACCGCCAGTCTGGGCAAGCGTACCGAAACAGTTTCGACTATCGTCAAGGACTCATAACCGGCAACACCTACCTGGTTGTTGCTACTCCTGCCACGGTAGGTGTCACCACTTCGATTACGGCGACCGGTGGAATACCGATCACGGTATCTGTTTCAACGATTGCTGCCGTGGCAGCGGTACCGGCTGTCGATATTGACGCCAACTACATTCATGTCGATGCGGGCATAGCGGCCATATGTGCTGTACCTGCCCCAACGGTCATCACTGGGGCGTTAATGACCCCCGCCACGATTGCTGGGGTCGCAGCGTTACCTGCACCTACCCCCGAAGTTGTGGTCATCGCCAACCATGTTGGAGGCACCGGCGCTGTCCCAGATCCGACACGGGAATGGCATGTCCTCCCAGGCACCATTACCTGCACCACCACAATGGGTGAAGAACCCGTGTACACCCTCCTCGAAATGCCGTACACAATGACCCTTCCCCCAGTAGGGGTACCGGAGGAAGCGACCCGTTTGGCGTATGGGTTGCGACGGCATTACGCAATGGAGAGAAAGGGAACGAACCTGATAATTATC